GACCATTATACTTTTCTTTGTGATCTTGTCTATAATTAAATAGAAATATCCAGAATGAGGAAAATAGGACTAATCCTAACATTACCCATTCTGCAGTATTAAATAATTCATTCATAAAGTCCTCATTTATATCCGATTTCTTTCAGTTGTTTAATTGTGTCATTAGCACTTGTGTGACGGACTCCAATTCCCCCTGCTTGTTGAAATGCTTTTATGTTTTTTATGTGATCATCAATAAGCAAATTGGGTCTACTGTCCCTACCATCCATTGCAAAATTTGCTTTATTTACTCTCTGTACAGGATACATTTTATCTTTACCAACTCCAAACCACCTTTTCATAAATCGAGTTTTATCTTCAGTAGCACGTGCGGAAATTGGCCCTCTTGATGATCTTGGAATTGCGGTCAAGATAAATGGGTCATATTTCCCAATAAATCCCCACAATTTAATTGCATCAGGCATAGGTTCTAATTGTAAGAAAAAATCATCTGGTAATTCATCCCATCTAGCATCGGAGAATTTACCTCCAATCATATTTTTTATACCCTTTTCAAAATCTGCTAATACTCCATCCATATCACAATATATTTGAGGTGAATCAAATTCTAGTAAAGTTTTCATTTGTTTTCCTTATAAAAATATACTGTAAATTCTGCATCATTACCCATATAGTCTTCAACAATTTCTATTTTCTTGTGATCAAATTTACTTAATCTATGTTTTATCCATTCTGGACGATATGCTTCATATTGGGAATCAGGATACGGTGCCTGTAACATATTGAATATAATCCCCTTATTGGCATGAGATATCATATTTTCAATAATCCAAAATGTGTGTTCTTCTTTCAATCCTAAATTGAAAACTCCATTTGAAATAGCCCAATCAAATCTGTTCCATTCAGCTAACTCACCTAAATCTTCTATAGTACCTTCCATCACATTGATACTTTCATCTACTAGATCAATTGCCTTTTTATTTGGATCGAACCCAAGATATTTACCTTCCCATCCTTGATTTGTCAAATAGGTATGAAGATGTGCTACTCCACAACCGACATCTAAAATTGAATCTTTATCATCAATTCCAGCTTCATATATTTTTTGAAATCGTATAAGAGAATTTTCATCACCATCTAACCAACCCACACATTCTATTGAATTTTTGTCATGATCATCTATGTAAGTAGAATATACTGCATCGACCAAAAGTTCTGTCAGTTTTTTTGTTTCTGATGATATTTCTTCTGTTAAAAATTCTTTAAATTGTTTCATTTTTTTCTCTGTAATCTTTTATTGCCGCTTTGATTGCATCCTCTGCAAGTACAGAACAATGAATTTTTACTGGTGGAAGAGAAAGTTCTTCAACTATCTGAGTATTATCAAGAGTTATAGCTTCATCTATAGACTTATTTTTAATCCATTCGGTAGCAAGTGAAGATGCTGCAATCGCAGAACCACATCCAAATGTCTTAAATTTGGCATCAATGATTTTGTTGTTGTCATCTACTTGTATCTGTAGTTTCATAACATCCCCACACTCTGGAGCCCCCACAAGACCAGTACCGACCCTATTACTCCCACTATCCAAACTACCAACATTTCTCGGTTTTTCATAATGTTCCAATACTTTTTTTGAATATGCCATTCTATTTCCATCCTAAATTTTGTTTACCGTCTGCAAGAATATCTCTCACTGGTGTGAAACTTTCGCCACAGCCACAGACATGTTCATATTTAAGTCTTCTAAATACAAATCCTTGTTCTACTAAATTACCGTCTTTATAATCTACTTCTACATCACCAATTATATCATTAAGCATGTATTCATCTACTACCATTTTAACATCATTTTCTGTAAAAACTAAATCTTTTGATTTAATACTATCTTCAACATCTAAACTATATTTCCAACCAGAACAACCGCCAGAATTTGCCCCTACACGTAAATAGGAATTTTTGATGTCTTTATTTTCGTCTTCAATCATTTCTTTAAAAACATTTGCGGCTTTTTCAGAAATTTTAAGTTCACATCCAACTTGGTTTTGTATCATTTTTCTCCGTGTGTTCGTACATAAATGAAGTCCTACAGCCACACGAACCTTTTGCTGAAGGATTATTAAATTTTAATCCACGATCATTTAAATTATCTGACCAATCAATTTCTGTATTGTTAATGTATATGTGACTTTTCTTATCCACTAAAATATTTAGACCAAAGGATTCAAATTCTAGATCAAATTTACCTTTTTTACTATCAAAATCTACTGTATATGTAAATCCGGAACAACCACCACCCTTGACACCTACTCGTATTTTAGTCTCATTAGATATTTTTTGTTCTTGCATTATACTCAATAATCTAGTAGATGCTATTTCAGTTAAACTAATCATTTATTTCTTTTTAACCTTTTTAATAAGCCCCTTTGCTTTAGTCTTTGCTTTTTTTGTCACAGATTTGTGTACCTTTTTTGGTGTACTTTTAATCTTTTTTTCTTCTTTTTCTACATGATCTGCAACTCTTTCGGCAACTTCTTCGTGTTTACCGATTAACTTTTTTGCATGATGTTTCAGTTTACTCAAAAATCCCATATTGTCCTTTCTTTATATATGTTTGTGTTTTATTTTTCTTTTTCTTTCGTGCGCTTCTTGATGCGTTTCTGCATGGGCCTGCAGGTTTTGTTTTACTTTCGCTTCTTGCTCTCTCGATTTCCCTTCTTCCTTCTTTTTGGTTTTTTGTTTTGTTTTCTCAACCTGTTTTACTTTCTCTTTTATTCTTGCAACTGCTTGTTCCGCCGCCAATTCGGCCATCTTCTGAACTTCAGCGGTCGTTGTGGCATGTTCTTTCGCTAATTGTGCTGCAACCTTTTTCTGTTTTAGTATTTCAGATGGCGCGCCACGTAGAAGTTCTTTTTGATGTTCTGCAACAGCCTCTTTCGCCTCTCTCACCGCCTCCCCTGCATCGAATGCCGTTTGTTTTGCGACCTTTTTTGCATCATCTATAACTCTATTTTCATCGGATATTTCTACATTTTCTTCATCGGATATTTCTACTATTTCTTCAGACAATATTTCTACTATATTTGCTGCAGCCATTATTTTCCTTCTATTCTATTAAAAAATTCTATAGATTTTATAAGTTGTTCAATCTGATCTGTATGTGATACAGATTGATATATAAGTAATCCAAATGTAAACAATACTATGAACCATAAAAAGGTGAAAGATATCAATACTAGCATAGATATTAATTCATATTCTTTCATTTTCTTTTTGATCCTACAAGTCTACTTTTTTCTGCTCTACCTCTGTTAGTACTTTCATCTTCCATACCAACTATTTTACCACCCTTATGTGATGCATCTTTTCCATCACCATTTCCGTAAGTACCTTTGTCTCTATTATACTTATTCAACTCGGCTCTGTATTTTTTACTCTTTGTTGATGATTGAAACTTTTTATATTCATCTTTGTAATCTCTATCTTCCTTTTTCCCCATAAGGCTTTCTAATTCATCATCAGTAATTTCTGGATGCATCTTTTTAATTGCTTCTACACTATCTCCCTTTTTAGCCATTACTTTTGCGTGTGCATCAACTTCTTCTTCAACTGACTCAAATGACAAGATTTTTCCTCTTGGATCAAGTTTAATGTTTTTGATGCCAAATTTCATCGCCATTTTTTTCTTTTTCATTTCATCTGAAGCCAAGTGGTCAAGGTCTTTCCAATAGAAATTCATTTGCTGTACTTTTTGTGGAGTACTCAACTGTCTTTCAGCAACATATTTTTTAAAAGTTTTCATATTGTTCTCCCAATCTCTTTTGCGACAACTCCTCTTGTATAAATTTCTAACTCCGAAGAATAATCCCATCTCTTTGCTGATATACTACTGTATTTTTCAACAAATGCATCTATATTTTCTTGTTGTTCTTCAGCTTCAATTTCTTCATCTTTTGGTATCCAATGAAGTTTTTTAATCTTAATATTATTGACTATTTGTTCATCCCATGAATTTTCTGTCTGTCTTTTTGATTTGGCATAACTATAAAATATACTACCCATTACTTCTTTATTCTTTTTGATAACCTTTTCTACACCATCAAAATAATCTTTTATTACCAAACTTAATTTTTTGCTATCTTTTAGATGTCTTTTCATATCAGCCCAAAGATAAAATTCTTGTTCAGTTCGGGCTTTATCTCCCAATATTGGTTCAAGATGTTTTAGTACAAGATCCCTTATTAATACGTTAAGTTCACGCTCTACTGCTTGGAATCCTGCGCCATCACCTCTACCTGCTGCATTTTCAAACCAAGACATTTCAACCCACCTTCTGCCCGCTTTATCTACTTGACTCATTATATCATCTCTGGCAGAAACAAGTACATCGGCCTCCAGTTCTGCAACAACGCCTCCCCCTCCAGCTATACCACTTTCCATCTGCTTAGCCATCATTGAGAAAAATGCTGAAATAGATTTCTTTTTTCCTTCAAGTTTTTTTAAATCATATATATCTTCTGCATCCAATACATGAAAAACTGTTGCACGAATCGTATCTGGCCATATTCTTTTGAACATAGGGCCGGAGATAGGAATCTTTAATGCTGAAGAACCCTGTCCTTGACTTCCAACTTCAAACACAAGGGTTGATGTACTCTTTATAGCAAATTCCTTTAGATGTTGTACAAAAGATTTCATTTGTCCTCCAGCTGATAATTAAATGCCATAGTTCCTTTTTTTGATGGTGGAGTCA